CACGGGTCGTGGGCGACAGGGTGGCGGTCGATGCGTCAGCACCTTCCACAGCGGCGTTGGCAGCAGCAGCGGCCAGCGAGTCGGTCTGCCACTCGTGATAAACAGCGGTGGCCTTGGTCTTGCCAACCGTGCTCATGAACGGGGTGTCAGTCGGGCTGATGTTGTAGATCACATCAGACAGGTCTTCACGCATACCGATGGCAGCGTAGGTACGGAATTGGGTCATTTTTAACTCCTAGAGCATTCGTTCAAACAGGGCCGCAGCATCAGAGACTTTTCCAGACTTCCTCAACTGCGAGTGAGCTTTCTTGACATTCTCGTCTGCAGCATTCTTTTGGTTTGCCGCAACGCCTGGACGGAGCATCTTCGGTGCGTCTTGTACCTTCTTGGTTACCTCGGGCTTCTGCTTCTGGAGCTTCGCATATTGAGCCGCCATCCACAGCACCTGAACCTGTCGGGAGTCGTAAGCCTGAGCCAACTCTTGGTCAGTGAAACCCACTTCTTTTGCGAAGTCGCGGATTTGCCTCTTAACCTCGTTGCTCTTCTTCTCATCCCCGTATTCAGGAATAACCTCAGCCACGCGCCTTGCTTCCTGATGGAGCCGCTGCTGGAGTTGAGCCTGCTGCTCGGCGATTCGCTGTTGGGCAATTCGCTGCTGCTCGGCTTGAACCATCGCAAGCTGTTTCTCTCGCTCAGTCCGCTCTGCTACCTTGACTGCGTAACCAATGGGGTCAACCTCTTTCAACGCATTGAGGTCTTCCCCTTCATTTTGTTTACTCAAGAACTCTTCGATCAGGTTTAGGCGTTGAGAGTAGGCGTCCCTCGCTTGCTTGGCCTGTTCAATGGCGATCCGTTCTGCTTCGACAGCTTTACGCTGCTCCGCTACGGACTGACTCTTTTTGGTGTAGTCCAGCCCCTTCTGATACCCGTCCACCAGTTCATCGAAAGTGACTTCCCTTTCCTCGCCAGCGGCTTTCACACGGAATCGCTGCGGTTCAGGTTCAGTTTCGACTTCTTGGGTTTCAAGCTCTTCAGGTTCGGACGCTTGGGCTTGCTCTTGGGGTTCTGGAGCTTCAGGAGTGGCTTGTTCAGCTTCCTGGGGAGGATCCATCAGGCCAAGAATCGCGCCTGCAGCATCGTTAACCGACATCGAAACACTCCCTTGCGGGTCGGTGTCTGCCATTTGAGTTTCCTAAGTTTTACCTGGGTGCGCCAGGCCGCTTACAAAATCTTCCATCGCCGTTTCACCAACTGGTCACTTGAAGCTATGGAAGAAAAGTGCCCCATTATTTCATCAAGTACGCGCAATTTCAAATAGCACCGCTCTCGAATGTCAATATCGGTCTCATCCGAGTTGGTCAACTGGCTTATCAGGGATTTCCTGATAGTGTCTATTTCTTCCTGAAACCACTCATCGTTCAGGAGAGTTTGTGCGCGTTCTGCTTTGTTCATATCAATCCACGGGGCAAGGTGATCGGGGAAGAGAATCCACCGAATCGTCCTGTACCAAACGGAGCAACCGTTGCAAATGGGTTATATACATTAGTCGGGGCAATCTGGAACATTGCAGGCATTTGGTATCCGCTGACTCCACGGCCATAGGTTGGTCTTGGGGCGTTGATGATGTTGCCTGCCAATCCTTGATCCATTTGATAACCACCACCTCCCTGATTCAGCAATGATCCGAATCCACCCAGCAACATGGCTGCTGTAGCGGCATCCATCAGGCTGATGTTATTGACCATTGAGGTGGCCGGGGCAGTAACCCCTGCAGCGGTTGTCGGAATGACCGCCGTGGCCGTTGGCACTTCACGATTTCCCGCAACGCTAACACTTTGAGTCGGTGTGACAGGAATGACCGGCGCAGTCATCTGGGTCTGGATTGTGCGAGTTTCAACCGGAACAGTTTGAGTTGGCGCGATTGCGGTTCCAAGCATTGCACCAGTCGGCCCAGCCACATCTTGCGTTGCTGGCAGATTCTGGCCGGTGACCGGGACGGTTTGCACCGGAGGTGTCAACAACCCAGCAACTGCGGCAGGCGCAACATCGGCGGCAGTGGTTGGGATATTTTGTGCAGTAACGGGAACTGTCTGAGTTGGCGCCAAAAGTCCTGCAGTTGCAGCAGGTGCCACTTCTTGAGGCCTAGTTGTTTGAATAGTTTGCCCAGTAACCGGGACACTCTGCAAAAGAGCAGAAGCAGCGGCAGGTAATGTCTCAGCCGCTTGTTGGCTCGTTACGGTCTGCCCAGTTACTTGGACTTGTTGACCCACCAATGAACTCAAAACAGCAGCAGCCGTGTCTGGGCTGATTTGTCGCGGAGTTTCACCCGTTACGGTTACTTGTTGAGTTGATCCCGCCACAGAAATTGGCTGGCCCAAAACACTAGACAAAATGTTGCTTGCAGCGTCAGGGTCAAGCTGCGGAGATGTAACCTGAACCTGTTGTGTTGGCGCTGTGGTCAAAAGGCCAGCAGTTGCAGCAGGAGCCACCGTCTCAGGTTGAGTCGTTGGCAAAGTTTGAGCCGTAACAGGAACAGTTTGCGGAATAGCGGCGGCTGCAGCGGGAAGAGTATCGGCAACCTGTTGGTTTGTGACCGTCTGCCCGGTCACCTGTACCTGTTGACCAGTGAGCGAGCTGAGAACGGCGGCAGCTTCGTTTTGGCTGATCTGCCTTGGGGTTTCTCCGGTCACCTGGACTTGCTGAGTTGACCCAGCAACAGCAACCGGCTGACCCAAAACGCTTGAGAGAATAGAACTCGCTGCGTCAGGGTCAATCCTCGGCGCTTCAATCTGCGTTTGTTGGACCGGACCAGTTGTCAACAAGCCTTGCGATACCGCAGGAATAGCCGCAAGAGCAGGAGCCGCCGCAGTAATCCCAGGAGCAACCGCAGAACCGCCGGTGACGATGACATCAGGCGCGGCCCCAGTAGAGGCAAACTCCAGTCCTCGATTGGCACCAGCGGCGGGAAGGCCGGTTGCATTTGATGCGGCTTCGATAGCTGCATTCGTGCTCACACCTCGGCTGATGAGCGTGTCAACGATTGCCTCTTCTGACATTCCAGATGAAGCAAGTTGACGAGCTTCAAGCAGTTCAGGAGATGCGGTCATATAGTCCAAGCCATAAGCCGTGATTCCTGCCAAAGCTGCGGCCTTCAGAGCGTCCTCTACAGATCCACCTTGGAGCAGCGTGTTCCCACCAGAAGCAACTGCGGCAGCCGTTGGAGCACTCAACAGCCCCGCGCCAGCTGGCCCCAAAACCAAAGAACCCAAAACAGCAGGAATTGCGGGGGCAAGCGGATCAAAAACGCTACCCAAAGCCTGATTTAGACGGCTGCTAGAGTCTATGCTGCCGACCACATTGCCAGCAGTGTCCCTAATGATTCCTGTTTTCGATCCGGTTCTCTCATAAGTGTTTACAAGATTTCCCTCAGAGTCATAAATTGACCCTCCCGAAGGACCGGAAATCTCATAGCCACTGGCGGTTTTGAAGACTTGTTGACCACTGCCCAAATCAATAGGCAGGTACTGACCACCAGATTCTTCTTGAACAAATTCAAAAGGTAATGAAGAAAAATCAATCGGAGCTCCCCCTGGAGTGGCTGCGATAGTTGCTTGGCTTATGTCTGTTGCGGCCGGTTCTTGAGGCGGAGCAGTCTCTAGCGCAGCACGGCGCTCAATCGTTGCGGGAGTGGTGTTCTTAACGCTTGCGGCGATTTGCCTTAGAGCGTTCCAGTCCTGATCGCTTTCTGCCTTTGCAGCGGTGCGAATCTGGGCATCAGAGTATCCCTGCTCGATAAATTGGTTGTACAGCCTGCCCTTTTCTTCGTTTGACAGAGCGTCAACATTTGGAGGGAGTTGCGGGACATTCGCGCCTTGAATGGCTCCCTGCTCAACGATGCTCTCGGAAATGGCATCAGCCATCTTCTTCCCGAAGTCAGCATTGGTATGAACACCGTCTAACAGATCGCCCTTCCCCGCCGAAACAGCAGAGCGCACATCCGTGAAGGCCAGACCGTTATTTGCGGCAAGTTGCGCCAAGCCAGCATTGATGGCATTGGCTCGTTGTTCTGCGCCAGGATCAATGTATCCAGCGATATTCCCGGTCTTGGAGTTCTGTGCGCCGTACAGCTCACTTACGCCAACGATGATCGGCGTGACCCCGTTTGCACGGGCAATATCCACCATCTGCTGGACTGACTGCAGAGTGATATTGGGATCTTGGTTCTTGATTGCGTCTGCGGCGCCATACCGAATGATCGCGTACTCAGGACGGTTCTGGGCGATGTAATCAGCAAACGCACCGAACTTAGAACCACCGGCCAATGCCTCGTTAGAGGTCTCGCCACCAGTTGCAAGGTTCTCCACGCCGATACCGAGATTGTTTCCGATCACATCAGCGATTGAGTTCCCATACTTGGTGTTCGGAGTACCATCGGCGTTATAGCCGACATATTCACTCATTGAATCACCAAACAGCACCGCTTTAGGACGGGCCTGTGTCGGAGCGAGGAGGCTCTCGTATTCGCTCTCAAGAGTACGATATCCAGTGTCCAAAAGTGCCATGATTTACCCCGGAATCTCTACATTGGAGGAAATGCCTGCGCCGAGCTTGGCTGCTTTGAGTTGGACCTCGGCCTCGAACTCTTGACGCTTCAGCTCTAGTTCAGCCGCAGCCTTCTCTCGTGCCAGTTGGATCTCTGCAGCAGCCTTCTCGCGCTTGGCTTGAATATCCGCTAATGCCTTCTGGCGGTCAATCTCAAGTTGAGCCTGGGCCTGCATCATCATCGCTTGGATGGCGGGATCGGGCTGCTGTTGCTGCGGAGGAGGATTGCTGAGAGCCTGGTCAATCTCAGGAGTAATCGGCTTGAAGAAGGTTGCCGAGTCCTTGAACCCTGCTGCCTCAATCATCCTGCCAAGAGTCTCGCGGTACTGAGCCACAGACACAAGCGGATTAGCCGGTCCAAACTGCTGCAGGATCTTCTCTTGCTTATCGAGGATCATCGCAAGCATAGCCATCTGCTCTTGACGGTTTCCCGTTCCCAACCCGACAGAGATGCTCACATCGTACTGGTTGGACCACTCACGGGGGTCCATCGGCACATACTCGCCGCGCATCCGAATCAGGCGTGGCTTGTCTTGGTATTTACAGAGAAGATGCAAGATTCCCTTGAACAGAGACTTAACACCCGTCTCAGCAAAGATCCGAGCGATGAGTTCCAGCTTGCCTGATGAGGAGCTCTGGAATGCAGCAACCGCAGTGGCCGTGACATTCTGAAGGATGTTCGGGTCCAGACCTTGGCTTGCGTCAGAAACACCTGTCCGCTTGGCTTGGACTTGATCCAGATACTCCAACATCGGGAAGGCCTGTTGAGCCACCGGCTGCACGGACATCGGAACCACCGCATTCGGGTTCTTCATCCGAACAATCCCGCCAGGAGTCATGGTCGAGAGATCGTCCAGATTGACCTGGCCCTCCACGGCACCCACTCGAGCATTGTTCGTCAGATACAGGTTATCCAACATCTGCCGAGTGATCGTGGACTTCTGGAGCTGGATGTCCATCGTCTTGTCTGCGAGAGACAGACCATAGAACTTATGCGGAACCGGAATCGGGCAGATCGCATGGAACGGGATGTAATCCGTCTCCGTCATCTCAAGGATCTTGGACCCTGCGTACCAGACCTGCAGAAGTTCGGCTAGGCCATCGTTGTCCATGTCTGCGCGGACATAGCACTCGTATACCTCGACCTCCTGCATGGAAGGATCGTAGGACTCTTGTTCAGATGGCTGCTCGCCTTCAGAGAATCGTGCCACTCGCTCAGGGCTGAATGACAGATCATCGTAAGTCGGAAGGTTCTGGACGGTCTCCCAATCAAATCCCATCGCAACCAGATCAGAGCGCGGGATCAGACGGCGGTGAGCCGTAAAGGGAGAGTCCTCAATCGTCCGAGCGTGCTTGGAGATCAAGAACTCCTCGGGCGGGACATTGACGATCTTGACCGAGCCGACCTTGTTCTTCTTCTTGACCTGAACGGTGTGAGTCGTGTTCATCATCGGCATTCCGTCCGGGCCGATCATGGGCTGACCGTTGGGATCGAATACCTGATAACTCACCGTGTCTTGGGCGATGATCTCTTGCGTCTGGTCTGCCATCAGCATCACCAGCTCATCATCACTCAGACCCTCATAGGTCTCTTTGATAACCGAGACTGAATCATCCCAGTAAGCCTTGATGACTCCTACCTTCTCAAGGAGTGCGTCCTTGAACCAGTCGTGCATGATCGCAAACCCACGGTTGTCCTTGTAGAACACCCAGTTCGCGTAATCGGTTGCTTGCTTGGCTCCGCGCTCATCGCCAGGAGAAACAGGCTCAAACCTCACCACATCATCGGATGCGGTGAAGATACGGATTAGCTGAGGAAGCGCCCCATCAATGACCTCGGCGACCTCTCCCGTGACGATCTGGGAGCGGCCCTCGACCTCATTCCCGTATGGATAGCGAAGGTAATACTCCAGCGCCCTCGTGCGTTGTTCGGTTGTCTCCGTCTGGAGATAGCCGATTGCTCCGTCTATTTCGGCCTCGAGTTGTGCTTTCAGCGCGTTCTCGTTCATACAGTTCCTCTAACGCCTTGATGCGGCGTTCAAGTTCAGCTATCCGCTGCGGGAGATTTCCTTGGGTTGAGATCCACATCACACTATCCATCGAGTATTAGCTCTGAGCGGCTTATCCCATTGGGAAGTCTCGCTCATTCCAACAGCCAAGTACCGGAAAGCATCCGATGCGTGGCTGGCCCAGTCGTGAAGTGGCTTGTCGTAAAAGACATTCCGCTTCTCGTCAAACTCTCTTCGATAGTTGCGAAGTGCGTCCAACCCTAGTCGTACTTGAGGGACATTGAACCAGCACTTGGGCAAGATGCGCCTGACTGCCTGAATCCCGTCTGCTACCGAAAGTCTCGGTGCGACAGTGATCTGTAGGCCAGCCTCTTGGAGCATTTCCTTGCGGCTGCGTCCCGTGCCGAGTTCCCTGACCTCCACATCGTGAGGGAGGATGTGCTCGGCGGTATGCCACTTGTTCTCTCGAATCCAGTTGACATACCAATCCAATCCGACCCCGTGATTTTCCACGAAATCTAGCACTCTGTATTCCTGATTTACCGCTTGGATCACCCAGATAGCAGTCGAATCAGAAACACCTAAGTCCCAAGCCGTGTAAGTCCTACAGAGATCGTCCCGGTCAATGTGACACAAACGGCCCTTTTCTTCAAGGTCGTTTATCAGCGAGCCGTAGTAAGACCCCTCCACCGCAGCGTTGAAGGAGCACTCGAACTCTTGGTTGTATTTGTCCTCGCCCATCTCCTTACGGGCGGCTTTGAGTTCGTTCTCGTCTATGAGCTTGGTCTGGCTGGCCTTGAACTCCAGCAGCCCCCAGTCCTCTTCGTCCTCGGCCTGGTCCCTCAGAGCCTTGAAGTGGTTGTTTCCCTTCGGAGTACCGAGGAACAGTGCCCAGCCCAGCCGGTCCGAGAGTGCGGGTCGGATGATGTCGGTCCAAATCTTGGGGTCTTGGTCACCGATCTCGTCCAGAATCACGCCGTCAAAGTATTGGCCTCGGAGTGAATCAGGGTTGTCTGAGCCGTAAAGCTGGATTCTGCGGCCCCAAAAGTCGGTCCTAAGCTCCGAGATGTTCGGGGTCGCCTGTAGAGGCATTGTGTACTTTAGGAGATAGTCCCACGCCACCCGCTTTGCCTGCCCATAAGTCGGGGCGATGTAAGCGTACCGTGGTGCTTCCTTCTGGTTCTGGATTGCTTCCTTGATGATGTGGTTCAGGGCAGCGACTGTCTTTCCCATTCTTCGGTGAGCCACTACTACCGAAAAGCGTTTCTCGGCCATCATCTTATGGATGGCGAGCTGCGGCTCTCTAGGAGCGTAGGGAATTATGATTTCTCGCTTGCCCATGAGACAACCATCTGCATCGGCGCACCATCAGCGCCAGTAACCTCCAGGCGGTCGTTCTCCCGCCACTGTGCCCGAGTCTTGAGCCAGAAGATCGCTGCCGTGGTGTTTCCGTTCTTGGCTTGCTGATACAGAGTCTGCGCCACAGAAGCATTAGCTTCAATCCGGCCCTCGTCCAGTTCTTTCCTGTAATGCTTTCGAAGGGTGTCGTCGGTGATTTCCAGCTTGGAAGCGATGTCCTCATGCCTAGTGCCTACCGCACTCAGCATCTTTACGACCTTTCGGTTTTCATCATTTGGCTTATGGGCTACGCCTTGCCCTGAAGTCTTATGCATTTTGTAATCCCGAAAGTTCCGTAAGCTCGCTATAGGTTTGGCCTGTTGCCTCTAGTGTTGCTTGCTTGCCTGTGAAGTCTTGCCAGCGTTTTACTATGACATCGCAATACTTTGGGTCAAGCTCCATCAATCTAGCGATGCGTCCGTTCTTCTCTGCTGCGATTAGGGTTGACCCTGAGCCGCCGAACAGGTCAACGATGATCCGGCCATCGGCGCAATACCTATCGAAGCACCACTCGGCAAGGGCTATCGGTTTTTGCGTTGGATGCACCCTGGCCTTGCCGTGCTCGGATGCCTTAACCATCCCGTGCCACATATGCCTAAAGACATCGACACGAACCCCTGCATTTACGAATGCAAGCTCTGCGCCAGAGAATGTGTCGCCTTCTCGTTGCTTATCCCAAACGATCCAACCGTGCCCGTCAGGAAGTGCGCTCGGGTAATAGTTAGCGCCCCAGAAGATCGTCACAGCGTCGGGCCACTCGTTGCGACATAGAGCGAACGCGTCAATAGCGACAGAGACATCCTCGTCGCCCATGATCTGCCCAAAATCGTTCCCCTTTACCCCATTAGCTGTAATGCCTTTGCCGCTGTGCGCGATTCCATACGGAGGATCGGTGAACACCATGTCGGCCTTCTGACCGGCCATCAGCTTATCCACAGCATCAATGCTCGTGGAGTCCCCGCACATAAGCCGATGGTTGCCCATCACCCAGATATCCCCATGTTTAGTAACAGCCTGCTCTTGAACCTCTGGGGCTTCGTCCTCGTCCGTAAGTCCTGCGGTGGGTTCAATCTTATTTAGGAGAGCGTCAATCTCTTCTGAGTCAAAACCCAGGCTCTCAAGGTTAATTCCTAAGTCCTTCAGCTCTTCCAGCTCTGTGGATAAGAGTTCGACCTCCCAACCAGAGTTAAGAGCGATCCTGTTGTCTGCCAGGATATAAGCCTTCCGCTGAGTCTCTGAGAGATGCTCTAGACGGATGCAGGGTACTTCAGTGAGGTTTAACTTTCTCGCTGCTGCCACTCGGCCATGACCAGCGATGATCCCGTTGTCCTTGTCGATCAGGATGGGATTGGTGAAGCCGAATTCCTTGATGGAACCTGCGATCTGGGCGATCTGGGCTTCTGAGTGTGTTCTGGCGTTCCTCGCGTATGGAATGAGCGAGTTAATGTCCAGCGTTTCGATTTGAGGTTTCAATCCGATTCCTTTCGGGCCATCGGTAGTTAATCTAACTTACCACTTTACCTTATTTGCCCAGTAAGCGGCGCTCATCTTTCCTTTTTGGATGTTCTCGGCGTGGCGGGCTTTGAAGGACTCCCTTCGCTTCCTGTCGGCTTCTGACTCGCCTTCCTTCTTCGGGCTTCCGCTTACACCCTGCTGACCAAAGCGGATCAGCTTGACCTCATCCCCACTCTTTGCCAGGACTGCATGGCTCTTAGTGGGATGGCCTGGTGTCCGCTTGGGCTTGTTGTAGCCCTGGAAAGACTCTTTGCCGCGCTTAATCATTTCTTTGCAGTCTTAGCAGCGGCTTTGAAAGCAGCGGCAGTCGGGGCACCCTTCGTTCCGGGCTTCCTCATGCGCTCAGGAGTCTTGCCTGCGGCCTTTTGCTTTTCGATCCGCTCACGCTTGGCGTGGATGTTTGCGTACAGGCCTTTCATTTCTTCTTCCTTTTGGCTTCGGAAAGAGCAATGGCGATTGCCTGCTTCGGATTGGTGACCTTCTGGCCTGAGCTGCTCTTGAGCTTGCCCTTGCCGTACTCAGTCATCACCTTCGAGATCTTCTTCTCCGCTTTCGTTTTCATACTCGCCCTTTCTGGCTTCGTATTTAGCGATTGCAAGCATCTGCTTGCGCTTGTCAGTCATCTTGGTGATCGGGCCACCCGTCAGCCAGGCTGAACAGGTCCGGTCTGCTGCACACTTGAATTCGAAGAGTTCGCAATATCCCAGGTCTGCCGAGTCCACCACCTCCGGTGCGTAGGTCTCGTCATCGGATTCCTCTTTCTGAATCCCGCCAATGATGCACCCCATCATCTCAGGCGTTTGAATGAAGGCCGAACAGTTCCCGCAGCGCATTGTCTTTGCATTGTCTGGAGAGGTGTTCCATTCCTCTGCTCGCTCTGCCCAGAACTCCTCGTTGTCCAGCTCGGGATTTGCAGGCCCGTAGCCGTACTCCTCGAAAGCGTGATTGCGGTTCTCGAGGTTTACATGGATGTCCTGGGTGGCGATGGGGCACTTCATTTCTTCTTGACCTTCTGCATCTCGATGGCCTCGTACCCCTTGCCAAACTCATCAGCCATCTTGTAGGCCTTCATTGGTTTGGTCTCGTGGTACTTGCGCTTGTTGCGGTTGAGATACTCCTGCATCTCTTTGGCTTTGGCTTTGGTGAACATGAGTGCTCCAAAAAATAGGGGCCGAAGCCCCAACCCGACAACTGCGATGAAGGGTATCAGAATTCTATATCGGGAACAGGAATGTCAATAGGCCATTTTCCCTGCCTCTGAAGCTCTTGGACCGTCCGCTTATGAGCAGCAAGCCACTTCTGCTTTCGCTCGTCCTTGGTCAGTTTGTTTCCCTGGTCGATCTCCCAGTGGCACTTGAGGCATAAGGCAGCGATGTGGGTGTCGCAAGCCTTGATTCCCTTTCCCTTCCCGCCTGACCAGTTCGAGTGTGCGGCTTGGGAGTTCTCATGCCCACAGCATTGACACTGCAGCCCCGCCACGGCTTTAAGGAGTGCTTGGCTTCGGATGTAAGTTTGCTTGGGGATCATTCTGTGGCCCTTACTTGCATTCGTGCGGAGGCTTCCTCTGACCTCCAGATGTCTACCCTCATCCTTGCAGCCTCCAGCTTCCACTTCAGCTCTTCCTCAATCTCTATGGCTTCCTGCAGGCCTTTGAGGAGTTCTTGGTACTCCGGGTGTGCATAAGCCTCTCGCTCTTGAGCATTGGCGGCTTCGTACTTCGCCATTGCGTCTTTCATTAGCAGGGCTTTCTTCGTCTTTCTGAACTCCTCTAAAAAAACCCTTTGTGCTTTGGCTTTGGAGTAATCCCCTGCGTTTCTAATAATGAAGTCCACCGCTGCGTTTGCGTTCATATTTGCACCACACAAATATCTATTCCAGGAACCAACGAATAAACCTTTTTTGCAGATAACCGAACCACTTGAATATCGTCTTTATATACTATTCCATTCATAGAATCCAACACCGCCTTGACCGAGTTATCTATATCCGGGCGTTTTGTAGGGAATTCTTCATTCATCAAGCAGGCCTCTCTGCGGCGTTTGGAGAACGAGGCGGGCACGGAGCACCGAATGTAGAGATCAACGCTCACAGGCCCTTCTAGGGGCTTTGCTGACCCCATTGCGCGCTGTGCCCAGGCCTTGATCGTGGCTTCGTAGGTCTTGGTCTTCTGATCGGTGTAGGTGGTGACGAAGTTCCCAGCCCGTCTGAACCGGGGTCGTCCTTTGCCTTGAGGTGGGCCTTCAACGGTGAATACTACGAAGCTCATTCATTTTTCTCCGTAATTGCTCGGCTGAATCTTTGCCCCGTCTTTTCTCGATATTAGATATTGTGTTTCCCCACCACCCCGATGCTGCTTCGAGGCCCTTCGTGGCTTTGATGTCGTTGAACATCCGAATCCATTCCCGTGCCTCGCATTCCATCCTCCAGGTCTCCTGTGAGGTATAGGGCATGGGTGATGAGTTCTGTGGAGTGGTTGGTTCCATCTTTGACCTCATTCAGAAGTTTGTGGGCTTCAAAGTAGTTCACTCAATTCTCTCCATGCGGTTGCAGCACACAAGGGGACTTGCCCATTTCCAAGGGCCGCAAGCTCGTCCATCCGAGAGGCCACCCCATCAACCAAGCCACCCATTCCGGGTTCAATCTCGCGGGAGGTTTGCTCGGGTTCTCTGCGCCACCACTTCTCGTCCACACAACCGATGGAAGATCGGAATCCCCCTTCCATCCCTTGCTTGGCCTCCTGGCCGCTGCGTCCGATTTCACGGGAGTGGGCCACAATCCAGATCCGGTCTCTCTGATGCGGCGCGCCGACATCTGCTGCTCCCAGCACTCCCCATCGCGCATCAAACCCCAGCTCGGCCAAGTCTCCGAGAACGGTTCCAAGTCCCCGAGAAGTGAGCATTGGTGAGTTCTCCACAAAGACGAATCGTGGTCGTACTTCACGAATGACCCGTGCCATTTCTCGCCACATTCCGCTTCGCTCGCCATCAATTCCTGCGCCTTTTCCTGCTGCTGAAATGTCCTGGCATGGAAAGCCTCCCGAAACGACATCAACAATGCCTCGCCACGGTCTGCCGTCAAAGGTTTGAATGTCATCCCAAATCGGGAAAGGCGGGAGAAGTCCGTCATTTTGTCGGGCGGCAAGTACGCAAGCTGCGTATGGCTCCCACTCAACTGCACAGACGGTTTGCCATCCAAGGAGCTTTCCTCCAAGGATTCCACCTCCTGCTCCTGCGAAGAGTGCAAGCTCTCGTAAAGGGCTTTTGATATCAACCACATTACCGCCTCAGAATTGTTTGGAGTTGCTGACGAATCTCAAGCGGGATCTGCTCTCGCTTCTTACGGTCCTCGTCCAACTTAACCAGCGCAGGATCTCGCTCAGGACGGCTTGGGACGGTGAGCTGTGTTCCGGGCTTCATCTTTTGATTCCGAACCCAGTTGCGCCAGGTCGCATCCCAGTCCAACTTCACGCCCTTCTGACCCGCTTGGGCGATCCAGTAGTCCTTGAAGGAAGCAAACACCTCTTTCGCGTTTAGATCTGGCCTCTCGTCTTTGCAGAAGCTCCACCACTCCGGAGTGAGATAAGCCTGTGGATCAAAGCGCGTTCCGCGCTTAACCTTTGGTTTATGGTTAGTGGTTAGTGGTTGTTGGTTAGTGGTTAGTTGAACATCAGTTGCACACTCGTTCAACACCTGTTCAACACCTGTTGAACTGTTGTTCTTCCTGCGTTCAGCAGATGCTCTACCGGCGTTGGACTTTTTCTCCAAAAACGCTCGGTATTCAGCGATCTCTTGGTCACATCTCGTTTGATGCCAGCCATCTTCTTCAAGTGTGAAAAAGCTGTGGAGAAGTAGCTCGACTTCTTCCTGACTGATCCCAAGTTGAAACGCTAGGACCTTCGGGTTGTTTTGCAGCGGTTTTTCGCTGTCGTAGTACATCCAGAGCAGCCGAAGATAGGCCATTGCCTGGGCATCAGAAAGGCGCGAGGTGGCCTTGATGAAGTCACCGATGTGGTGCTGGTAGTAATGCATCTCAACTCCAACATCCCCCTAAAGGAAACCAACGGCAGGCGGGAGGAGTTCGCTTTTCGGGAGGCTCATGACTTCCTCCCTAGCCGGGTTTCGCAACACTTTACATCAGTTGCAAGTGGTCGTGCAAGTCCTGTACGGCTCTTGGCCGTGGCAGCAGGTCGTGCAAGTAATGATCTTGCCGTTGACGATCATTGTGTGAGTCGTGCAAGCAGCATGGGCATTCGCCCCCAGAAGAAGCAGGGAGCAGATCACAGCGAGTTTTTTCATTCTTTCACCTCAAACCATTCAGGACGCAGCTCTTTGAGTTGGAGAAGCCGAAGCTGCGGGACGGCCTTCCATTGGTAGATAGCAGGTGGTTTGATCCCTAGCAACTTCGCCAGAGCCGTAACACCACCGGCCTTCTGGATCAGGTCTTTCTTGTCCATGTCTTTCCTTGGGTGGGGCCAGCCCTCATAAAGCAGAGTGGCTCCTGCTGATAATTCGAAAATACCAGGAGCACGGAGCTAACCCGTTTCTGGCCCCGCTTGAGTGTAAGGCAGGTTTAGATAAGGGAACTTAGGGAAAGTCCTAGTTCTCATGCCCATAAGATCGCTTATAGTCACACCCATGCCGCTAGTTCGCGGTCTCTGGAGCGACAAATGAAGATCCTTCCCTGCAATCGGTGCCAGCACTACATCCACAACGAGAC